CATAGGAACTAATAGAATTTTATATGTTTATTCAGGAGGAGTGTATTATGACATTCATCCAATTAGAACTACTTTAACAGGATGTAGTTTTACAAGTACATCTTCACAAAAATCAGTAACAGTAAATTGCAGTGGCACTCATGGCTTAGGTGAAAACGATATTGTCATGTTTGATTCAGTAAGTGGAGTTACTGCTGTAGGGTCAACTTATAATGATGCTACTTTTGAAGATCAAAAGTTTATGGTTACTTCTATTCCTACTACAACAACTTTTACAATTACAATGGCTACTGCGGAATCAGGAACTCCTTTATCATCTAGTGGATCTGCTTCTGCTTTATGTTATTATACAGTTGGGCCTTCTCAACAACTAGGTGGTTATGGTTGGGGTACAGGGTTATTTGGTGGTACAGCTTTAGGACCAGCAACTACAACACTTGCTTCTGGTATTAATGATGCAGTAACTGATATTCCTTTAACCAATTCTTCAGCTTTTCCATCTACTGGAGAAATTAGAATTGGGTCAGAAGATATAAGTTTTACAGCCAATAACACAACAACTAATATTTTAAGTGGAGGTGCAAGAGAAGTTAATGGTACAACCAAAGCATCTCATAGTGGAGGAGATACAGTAACAAACATATCTGAATATGTTGCATGGGGTGAAGCATCTTCTGCTGACTTTACTATTGATCCAGGTTTATGGGTATTAGATAACTATGGAACAAAATTAATTGCACTTATATATAATGGCGCTTGTTTTGAATGGGACGCTGCAGCCGGAGGTGCGGTTAATATTAGAGCCACTATACTAGCTAATGCACCCACAAAATCTAGGCACGTTCTAGTTTCTACACCGGATAGACACTTAGTATTTTTTGGCACAGAAACAACAGTTGGAACTGATTCAACACAAGACGATATGTTTATAAGATTTTCTTCTCAAGAAAGTATTGATCAAACAGATTCATATACAGTTAAAGCAAACAACACCGCGGGCACACAAAGACTTGCTGATGGTTCTAAAATTATGGGAGCTATCAAAGGTAGGG